AAGCCATTAAATATATAACCAGTTGGATAGATAATTCGACCTGTGTTGCTATCAACAGTAGGCGTTCCAGAACCACCTGCTCCTGCACCTGGAATCCTGATTTTTACACCCCTAATTCTATATTTTCTAGTTGGAATGTTGCTTACTATTTTACTATCAAGCTTTAATGCAGCATAAGCACTGTTAGCGTAAGCTTGATGGTCATCTACTAGCTCTTGCATTGACAAGACATTAAAAGCGTTCTGAAGAGAAGCAGTTGTACTATCAGCCGTTACACGTAAAACTCTTACATCAACAGGGAACGCCCCACTAATTTCAACTCTGTAATCTTTAGAATAAGAATCACTGGTACGACCTGTAATGGTATCGGTAAATAAGTCGGAATAACCACCAGAGTTATATTGAATCTGTATTTTTAACTGAACACTAGAACCTAATAAATCACCATTATCTTTTGCTTCTTGTAATTGAGGAAAGTTAATAGTAACTCGAACAGCATCAATATCTGTATTTGTAATTGATTGAGTGACCCCACCATTGGCAACAGTACATGGTTTTGGGAAACCAGAAATAGGACTTGAAGACTGTTGTATCCCTGGAATATAACCTTGACCACTGGTACCAAAACGAGGAGTAAAAGTTACATCTTGAAAGTTATAATCTGTTGATTGAGGATTTGTTGAGTCAGCACCAGAATTAAGGACAGGAGTGTTGTCTAAATAAACATCTTTTAACGCAGCATTATTATATGCAGTTGTACCTTGTGTTCTTCCTTCTTTAGAAGCTGTTGCCCAACCTTCTATTTCACCTTCACTAATTAAATCTTGGATCGTTACAAACTGCCTACTATTTAAAGTGTCAGGCGCACGTGTTGGTTTAGGAGGAGATTTAGGGCCACCACCACCAGATCCTCGTATTATTTTTGTCATGCTGTCACCTGATCAGTCGTTAAGTTCATACTAATAACTGTCGATCCAGTCATTATCTCACCGTAAACGATTGGATGTGTTGTTCCTGCTCTAGAGGTATTTGGCGTTCCACCAAAGTCAAATGATATACGTGGATCTTGATCGTTTTCAAACTTTTCAGGTTTTGGTAAAGGAAATAAAATTTCTGATACTCCAAACAATGCAAGACCAATACCAAGTTTCCCAGCCATAACCGCCGCACCACCTCCCTTTGCAAAAAAGGTTGCTGTAGCAGAAGGAGCGAAACCACCTGTTGCAATAGCTAATCCAATTAAGGCAGCACCAGCTAATACTTTCCCTACACCTCCTCCAGCACCAGCAATGACAGGAACAATCTTGATTTCTTCTGCTACTGGATAATGAATTTCTTCTTCTCCTATATCATTTCCATCTGTTAAAACTTGGTAATGTCTTGTATTCATGTGAGCCTCTAATTGAGGCCAATTCATAAATAAAAATCTAATACAATCTCCAACACTATTTACATGAGCATCTAATTCGCTATGTCCTGTGATCTCTCTTAGATCACCATACAATTTAATTGTTTTCAACATACCGATACCTGCCTCCCGTACATTTTAGCAACCATTCGGAATAAGGTTCCTGACAACTTAAACGATCTGCTAGGTGATGTAAAACTTCCCCATTTAAAAAGATTGCAACATGATTTAATCCCTTTCCCATAATTGACATAAATAACAAATCACCATTTTCTAATTTCTCTTCTGGCTTTAACAAACGAAATCCTGTTGCTTCTGCACAGTCTTCAAACATTGGTTTTTCTAAGAACTCTTCAGGTGTTGTAGGTCTTTCCCAGTCCATCAAGATAATATCCTTTTCTTCTAAATACCAATCTCTAACTAAACTCCAGCAATCAGTAACGCCCCAACACCACGGCCTACCCTTTAACGCTGGTTTATATCCTGTTGGTTCGTAATACCCCCATTGTTCTGTTTTGGGATTAACAATATGCCACGGCAATCCACCTGCTTCACAACTAACTCGATCAGCTTCACTTGCTATTGCTGGAGTAGTTGGATGAGAATGAATTACACTAACTATTTGACCTAAAGAATCCGCTTTTACATAATCTTCTGGGTCTAAAATAAAACATTGTTGAGAATAGGTCGATAAATTATGACAAGGATAATAAACTTTTTTACCTTTAATATTTAATAACAATCCAACAGATTCTTTAGGGTCTTCCTCTTTTGCATGTTGCAATGCTTTAACTTTCCAACCCATTATATAAATGTACCAATAGAAGGGAAAAGATCCCTAGTACATTGACGTTTTGGTAATCTTATTCCCGCTAAATCACTAATACTTGCAAGTTCAAAAGTAACAACATCTCTATTTTCAGCAACTTTTCTATCTACATAATAGATTTCTCTAGGAAATTCATTATTAGCAGGCGTTCCAGGGCTGACAGATTCTTGTGCAAACAAATCACTGTCCTCTAAGGCAATATAATCTGTTGAGTTTTCTTGAACAAAAAGTCCGTTGGATGCAAAGTTTGTTACATCTAAAAACTTGGCTAATGTTCTAATTCTTGTTACTTTTGCACCTGTTAAATCATTACCTGCTGTTATTAAATTAACCTCTAACATTACAGCACTAATTAAAGATAAAGCATTGCTAATTGTTATTTGTGGTCTAGGAAGTTGTCCTTTTTGAAAAGCAAATCCACTTGCTTCTACTGGATAACGTAAATACTCGTTACTTTGCCAAACAACTTTTCCGTTTAAATCTAAATTGCTACCTGCATGAAAACGATATGTCATTGTTGTTTGACTACCATGCAAAGTTGAATCTAATTCCAACTCAAATAATTCAATAATTGCAGAAGGGTTAGTCTTCTGTAGATCACTAATAATTGGATCTAAACTCATGGTTCAAATACTTCCCTAAATGTTGCTGTAATAATCGCTCTATCTAAATATGGGATTGATTTATTCCATGAGTCACAAACAAACTTAGAAGATGAACTTTCACCTGTAGGAGTCCAATCAAAACTTGCTTGATCTAAAGCTCTTGCATCTAAAAATGTTTCTATAGTGTCTGAATCTGTTTCAGTAACGTCAAATTTTAAAGAATAAATTTTTGGATTTGTATGTGCATCCAAGCCGAATAAAATTCGATGTTCATACCCATCAGCAAAACGAACTGTGCGTTGAACAGGTTTTGATCTTTTTTGAAACCCGTAGACTGGATCAATCGAAGGAAAAGTTGCCATTATGCTAGAAGTCCTCCAGGTCGTTGCTGATTCACAATTTCAGCTTGAATTGCTGCTCCTAAGATAAGTCCTAACTCTTCTGCTTGCCCTGAATCACCTTCAACAGAGGAACCAGAGGCATCTACGTTGACGACAATATTCCCAACACCTGCACCAGAAGCTTCAACACCTAAACGACCACCTGTGCCTCTACGAAGGGGCATAATTGCTTCTGGCCCTGCCTCACCCATCAGGCCAATGCCATTTTTAAAGGGGAAAATTGTAGGTTGAGAAACAATGCCACCTTTTGCGAAAGGTACGATTCCATTTTGAGCGTAAACATTACCTTTAGCGTTTAAGAAAGGTAAAGGAATCTGATTTACAGCAGATTGTAAATACATCCTTCCAATAGAACGAAGCACACCATTAAGGACTTCGTTTAATGATTTAGCACCTGTAATAGCACTTTCAATTGTATCTACAATTCCAGCCCTAATTGTTTCACCTACTTTTTTAGTTAATTCTGTTGTTACTCGAAGCTTTTTATTTACATCGCTTTGAGCATTAGCAACATTATTAGTTTCATCTTCAATACCTAATAAAAGTTTTTTCTCTTTCTTTAATCCATTTAATCGTTCTTCTAATAACATTAATGGTGTTTTTAACGGGCCTTTTGTTATATCAAAATTCCTATTTAGATCAACTGTTCTTCTATTAAAAGGCCCACCAGTCCTTATCCGACCTGAATCAATAATTGATTGCAATCGCTTCATCTCATCATCTAACTTACCAATTTTTAATTTATTTTGAAACTCAACCAATTTTTTTATAGCTGGATTAATCGCATCAACAATATCTTTAAAAGTATCTTGAAAACCTGCTCCTATAGGTGTAAGTAACTTACCAATATTATCTTTCAATTCACTCATAGAAGCAGCTAATCTATCTCCTGCTGCTTCTGGCCCTGCTGCTAATATTTCTGCATTTTTACCATATTTTTTAAATAAGGTTTCTGAGAATTTCATAAAGTCATCTAACGTCACCTTGCCTTGCTCTAACGCCTTATCTAACTCAGCGGGTGTCTTACCCATTGACTCAGCAAAGATAGTAAAGGCCCCTGGCAGACGTTCACCCAGTTGTTGACGAAGCTCTTCAGCTGAGACCTTCCCTTTACTGAATACCTGGCTAGTCGCTCTCATCGCCGCCTTCATATCTTCTAGGCTTCCACCAGTTCCTCTAATGCCAGAAGCAATAGATTCAAATACCTTTTGAGCATCTTCTACGCTATGTCCTGCACCTTTAACAGAAGCAGTTAAAGAAGTAAATTGCCTAACAATGACATCTTGAGGTATTGCTAATTTTTTACTTTTTTGCTCTAAAAACGCTTGCGATTTCGTATAAGCATTTGTGTCATTAATAACAAGCCTTAATGCTTTTCTTTGTCTTGATAACGCAGCAGAATATTCAGCAGTTGAACCAATAGCCTGACGAACCATTCCAACCTGCGCTCCAATCGCACCACCTACTGCTGCGCTAATTGGGCCGCCACCTGGCATTAATCCACCTATTGCTGCACCAATCGCACCTTCAGGCCCACCAAACACTCCAGCACCAGCTACCGCACCAGCAGTTCGAGCCATACGACCCATACCGCCTCCCTTGCGGCCTTGCATCTTTGCTAATTCAGCATCTAGGCGTTTTGCTTCTGCTGTTGCTTCTTTAAATCTATTGCTTCCAAATTGAACATTTGCTGCTAATTCTTTCCATGCAGCAGATAATTGTTGATTACGACTAATACTTGTAACAGTAGTTTTTTCCCATTCTTTTAAATTTAAAGACAGTTTCTTTGTATTAGTACCTGCTTTAACAGTGTCAACGCCTAAACGATTTAATGAAGCAGAAAGTTTAGGAAGCTTATCTAGCCCCGAAACTCCGACTTTGACATTTAATTGTGTTACAGCAGAACCAGCCATTACTTCTTCTTATTCATACAGGACAAAGCTGTCATTTCCATGACTTGAATCCCCTCAAAGAGAACGACAGGATCTTTTACTTCATACAGTTTACATAAGTATTCGAGAGATGAATAATTTAGTCCTGTCATCCCACTCATACTGACATTCCACTGAGTTGAAAGCCTTGTAAACATAATAACTATTTCCCAGTTCTTTTCCCAAACTTCAAAATCACTATTAATCGTTTCTTGTTTTGCGGCTGCAATTTGTTCAGGTGTTGCACCAAAGGCTTCTAACGAGGAAACGCGATCATCTACAACACCACCTTCAACCCAATACTTCGCAGCCTCTTCTAGTTTTTTTCAGTACCCCCTGTAATCATCTTTCCATAAGATTCGATCACAGCTTTCATAACCGTAAAATCATCTAATAATGCTTTTTTATTTTCCTCATTAAAAGGAATATCAACACCTTCTTCATCTTGAATCTTTTCCCAACCGATAAGGATCTCATCAGTCAAGGCTTCATCACCTTCATCAATTAATTTATTGAACTTGTCTCGACCAATTTCCTTGAAGACTGCATCAAATTTATGCTCCTTAAATTTGCCACCATCAGAAGCTTTTTTGATAACAACAGGCCACTTAATTGAAGCAGTCTTCTTAAGGATAAAGGCCATAGACTTAGGTGTAAATTAAACTGATCTCATTATTACCAGCAGTGGTAGGAAGTGCCAAGTACGGTACGTTTAATGATCTGACTCCATTAGTGTCTCCATACGAAACACCAGTGATGTCTGTTTGATCAGCTTTTAACCTGACAATGTTTCCTGCTGATGCACCTAAAATAATGTCAGTTGCACCCGTAGACACAGCAACGGCCTTAGCGAAATAATCAGTCGTAGCAGTATCAAGTGCTTCTATGACCGCAGTTCCACCAGGAGCGCGATTAACAATTAAAGATTGCTTACTAGAAACAGTTTCCTTGTAAACAACTTCATTATTTAAAGCTAAATCGAAAGATTCGATTCTTTGAGAAGCTACACCATGAAAAGTTGCTGTAGTGATGTTGGTGTCATTCACTTCAAGACCTGCTGCCTGATTAGTAGGAGTGAAAGTTCCTGACATGTCAATTGAATCAGGAGCATTGTAAATTCCTACAAATTGGAAATCAGCAGATGCGATTTGACCAGCTACCAAATTAAAAGTAACTGTTCCTCTTGCACCTGTAATCTTGTGTCTTGTTAGATCGTAGAAGCAATAAATTGTGCAGCTACTAAAAGAAGTAGAAACAGGAGCGTAAGTAACAGAAGTTGAACTAACAACTGTTTCGCTTAAACCGCAACTTTTGAGAAGAGGCCCATAGGCAGGGGCCGTTCCTGCTGAGCCAGATCCAGATAATTCTGTGGAAAAACTTACACTAACTCTTTTGTTAGCTAAAACTGTTCCTCTTGTGCTATTACCTAAAAAGCCTTGCATTGCATCTGCTTGAATCGTATCGGATTCAATAGGTGTAATGTCAACGCTAGTCACCTGAATAGCATTAGATCCTCCTACAGGAGTAGGGTCTGTTCCTTCAGTGCTTTCGATCTTAGCTATCAGCCAAGATTTCCTCGTTAGTAGTGGCATCGTCTTCTGGGGTGGCGTTTTCTGGGATTAGTGTACTCTTCCCAGTTTTAGGGTCGAACAAATATGTTCCACCCGCACCAGGATTCGGGATTTCTTTTTCGATTTTAGCCATGATTTCACGCAGAAGTTAAATTAGTTCTACTTGTACGATACCTAATCAAGAAATCTTGACTAATTATCCCTAAAGGAATATCAGCTTCAACTAAAGAAAAGTCTGTACGATCTGGAGTTAAATCAAGCGCATAACTATTGATTGTTTGATCTGCCATTAACTTTAAATGTACTGCTTGTGTATAAGTATCTGATACGTCATCAGGTAATGCTGCTCTAACAATCGTGCTAATTCTTACACGCATTGTCCAATCTAATTTATCGTAAAAGTTAGTATCTGTAGGCTGATCTGAAACAGGTTCAATAATGATCGCTGGTGTTTCCGAACGAGCTAAAGGTTCAACGCGACTTCTATAAACAGTTGCACCAGAAATCGCATCTAAATTAGTTTTAAGACGGGCAAGGATTAATTCTCTTCGTGTATCAGCCATTAAACCTTGCTAAGTAATAGCTCAGAAAAAGTTGCATCATCAACAGGCAAATTTTCCCGAATTGTGTAATTAACTGAATCAACAGTAATTGCAGTACCACGGGCTGCGGAGGTTACATCAGAAGTTTTTGCTGTTAACAAATACTCCCGTGTAACCGCCATGCCTCCCGCTATAACATCTGCAGGCGATTCGAGAATCCCTTTAAAAGTCGATCCACCACCAATCTGGCACGTTTTACCAAAGTCAGCGAGGAAAGCATCAGGAGTCTCGACAAACGCCATTCAATTAAGCTCCGTACTTCTCAGACGCAAAAGCGTTGACTGAAACGTATCCTGTACCTGTTCCACCAGCAACGGTTACGACGCATTTGACGTAACGCTTAAGGTCGTTGGTGTTTAAGGTCATCTTCTGAGCAGTTGCAGTATTTGCATCACTCGTAGTGAAAGCACCTGAAGAAACATCGGAGTAAGTACCACCAGATGTGTCGCACTCAGTTAGTTTGACTGCATAAGTAATTCCAGAGCCACCAGCAGTAGCATCAAGAAAAACGATCATGTCGCCTTCGTAGGCTGTTAGGTCAAGAGCAGAACCAGTTGCGGTGCTGTTGCCTAACGCGTTGGGTCTTAATGCAACAAGTGTTGTCTTAGACCCCAGATTGAGAATTGCCATTGGCTTTAGGTTTCCGTTTTGGAGTTGTTTTCTTCTTTACCGATGTTTTTTCAACATCAGGTTCAGACGTTATGACCACATTCTGAAGCAAAGGAGCCTCTTTTGCTTTATTCATCCCAATTAATAATTCT